TTAGTATAAATCTTTACCAATCCAAACAACTTTACCAATGATGGCTAGTTGCTCTAGTTCGTTTTCTTTTACTATTTGCTCGTCATACTCTTTGTTATCGCTGATTAAGCATACAGAGCCGTCAAAGCGTTTTTGTAGGCGTTTGGCGTAGAGTTCTTGGCCAAAACGTAGTACGTAGATAGAACCGTCTTTTAATTGAGTGTCAGATAAGTCTACTAATATGCTGTTGCCGTTATGGATGGTTGGCTCCATCGAGTCGCCGTGAGCGAATACAACGGCTAGGTCTTTAGCGTTAAGTTTTCTAAACCTTAGCCACTTGCTACGAAAAGCTAGCTGACGCTTAATTTCTGCATCACCATTCAATGCGCCATGGCCTGTGCTTACAGATACATGATAGCCAGGTATAAGCACATACTCTTCATTAAATTCAGCTACGTCAACGATGGCACAGCCGTAAGAATTATCAGATTTATCAGCAGGACTAACATCTCCAGACACACCTTTAATAAGCCAATTGAAGTTTACTTTAGCCTCCATAGCTATTTTCTCAACAACACTTAGTTTTGGATCTTCACCTTTTAGAATTCTGCGTAAAGTACCTTCAGATACATCAATTCTTGACGCAAAAGCTCGTATGCTGTCAGGTTTTATTGCCTGTTCTACTCTACTCGCTAGAGATCCGTTTCTATTATTAAGTAAGGGATCACAGATCCCTTTCTTATCATCCCGATCCGTTGTATTACTTTTTTCTTTTAAATCAGTCATTTGTTTGTTTTCTTATTCGTGGTGCGTAAAAAACGAAACGGATCGCGTAATATATATTGCAATGCGCAAGAAACGGATCTAATATGTTCCATAAGTTACGCAATGCGTAATTTATTAAATGCGACAAAACTTACGCATTGCGAACATTTAAGATAATAACATGAGTTTATATTTATGCAGATAGAAAAAGCAAATCATATACATGCAGCACTCCTTGCTCAGGGCATGAGTTGCAGGTCTTGGGCTATTTCTAATGGTTATAAGCCAAGAACTGTACAGAAGTATGTGCAGTGGTTTGCCCCTGAAACAGGGCGAAAGCCAAAGCGTAAGTTAGCTATAGAAATATTAACAAAGCTATCAGAAACAATTGGTTTTGATTTAATAGGAGTAAAACATGGCTAAGGATTGGTTCACAGCATTAGAAATTTCTGACTTACCAGGGACACCAAATAACGCTAGAAATATTCGCTTGAAAGCAGCGAAAGAAAGTTGGCAAAAAAGGAAGTGTTCTGTTGGTAAAGGTCATGAATACCACATCAATTCTTTACCACAAGCTACGCAGCAATTTTTAGCCAAGCAAGCGGCTCAAACGTTAGTTGAAACTAATACCGCACCAGTATTATCAGCGCGACAGCTGGCGGCAGAGTTAACACGTCAAGCTGTTGTTGATAAAGAGCAAAAACAAGCGGTAAAAGTGCAGGGTGCTATAGATTTTAATTGTTTACCTAAAAAGTCACAAACAAGAGCTGAAGCTAAGCTACTGATCATGAAAGCTTATGAGGTTTATATCGTGCCACACAAATCTGTTGGTAAAGAAGTTGATGGCTTACACCAGTTTTTAACTGAATATAAAGCTCGTTCGCTTGAATTGCCGCAGTGGATTTATAGCGCGGTTAAAACTATTTCAAAGAACTTTAAGTACCGTTGGAAAAATCATCTTGATAACGGAGGCTTGTCTGCCTTAGCAGGAAACTACACGAGCACTCGTGGTAAATCAGTTATTAACCAACAAGACGAAGTTGAGCAATTTTTAATGGGTTTTTTATGCAAAATGCCTCATCTAGCTAGTAAGCCTAAAGCCATTCACCAGTCGTTAGTAGTAATGCAGCAAACCGATTATCCGTACTGGGAAATTCCTTCAATAAGCAGCGTGCAACGTTGGGTAAATAGTTGGGTAAGAAAGCATAGCGCTGAATTTGCCTTCGTCACTAACCCTGATGCTTATAACAGTAGTCATAGACCTTTATATGGTACTGCTTATATGCACCAACGCCTTGCAGCACCCAATGATATTTGGGAGTTCGATTCAACCCCTGCCGATGTCATGCTTAAAGATGGCCGTCATAGCATTATTGCCGTTATTGATGTTTTTACTCGTCGCGTTAAATTATGGGTAGCGAAAACATCAAACAGCGAGGGTATTTGTTTACTACTGCGCAAAACCATACTTGATTGGGGCATGCTCAATGAAGATGGCTTAGCGGTTACTGATAATGGTAGTGATTATGTTAGTAAGCGTGTTGGTGCTTTGTTTGACATGCTTGAAAATAATCAGCACAGAACTAAAGCCTATTCAGGTTGGGAAAAGCCCTTTGTTGAACGTTTTTTCAGAACGTTAAGCCACTCTATTGTTGAAAAACTACCTAGTTATATTGGTCACAATGTTTCAGACAGAAAACAAATTGAAGCAGCAAAAAGCTTTGCTGAGCGTATTAGTAAAAAAGAAACTCGTGATGATAAAAAAGTTGAGGAGTTAAAGCTTACCAGTACTGAACTACAGCAATTCTTTGATGAATGGATGGAGTATAACTATCACCACAGCGTACATAGCGAGTTAGGTGATACGCCTTTTAATATCTATCAGCAATCTGCATATCAACCACGCATGATAACTAACCCAGATGCACTCAACTTACTGCTTAACTTTATTGGTGAAGCAACGGTTATACGCGGCATTGTTAAAGCCGGTAGCGTGAAATATACCGCCCCTGAATTGATGGAAGCCGTATGGGATCGCAAAAAAGTACGAGTATTTATTGATCCAAGTGATGTTGGCCGCGCGGTTTTATATCCACTTGATGCTATTGGTGAAGATACCAGTTGGATAGAGGCCGTTAACCAAGAGCTAATTGGCAACGAGATCAGTCCACAAGCCTTTGCTGAACGTCGTAAAGCTGAACGTAAAGTACTGAGTAAATTTCGAAAATCCGCAAAAGAATATGCTGAAATATTTGGTATTGATGATATTCACGCCAAAGAATTGGCCTACCACAAAGCCCAGAACAGCAGCTTAGCGGCATTTCCTAAACCTAGTTTACCTAATGAAAATGGCATGTTGTCAGCACTTGATGATTACAAACCTATTTCAGCCATAGGCGATGACAATGATAAACCTAATTATAGCGAAGCTGAGCTTACTGCTATTGCTGCAAGACGTGAACAGCGTAGCCGACAGCAAGCAATGACGGCTGAAAATAACGCCAAATTGACTCGCTCAGAATTAGAAATTGCCTGGGAACATGCCCGTAAATCAGTGCATACAGCATTAACGGAAAAAGAAAATAAATGGTTTAAAGATTATTTGCGTAGCCATGTCATGGCAGCGAGAAGAATTAACAAATTTTTAGAAGAAGCACGCCACCAAACAGACTCGAACCTAACTGGTGACGCGCTTTAACTAGAGTAAACGCCCGAAAGGGCAATCACACTAAGGATAATACCTATGAAATTGAAAACTGTCGAAGTAAAAAACGTTTTACGCTGTGAAGAGTTGTTTGACAACTTAAATAGCCGTAGTGCAATTGTTGAAGGCATAGGCCTTGTACATGGTCCGAGTGGCTTTGGTAAAACAACCACCATGACCTGGTTATTCAACCAAGATCATGTAGATGCTATCTATGTTCGCTGCCGTGCGACTGATACCCCGTCATCATTATTAACCAAAATTGCCTTTGAAATGGGGCTTGAGCCTAAATACCCGTTAGGCCGTATGGTTGACGATATTGTTGAACGTATGCGTTACAAAGAATTGTCATTGTTTATTGATGAAGTTGATTACGTGATTGGCTCTACTCGTATTATGGAGTCACTACGCGATATTTACGACTTAACCCAACAGCCAGTACTACTTATAGGTATGGATCAAATTGCACGCCGCATAAGCCATCGTAAACAACTATTTAATCGTATTAGTGAATGGATTGAATTTAAACCGGCTGATTTGGAAGACGTTGCACTATTTGCCGATGAGCTGTTAGAAAATGAAATTCGCTTATCAGAAGACTTACTTGACGCTATACAGAGTAAAGCTAATGGTGAAGTTCGCCGTATTTTATCTGCTTTAGAGAAAATAGAGCGTAAAGCCATTGCTGCAGACCGAGACAAAATTTCATTAGATGATGTAGATATTCGTGAAATATTCCTTGATAGCCGCCGCCGCTAAACTCCACTAAAACAAGTATTAAAAGAAGTAATTAAAAGTGAAAACAAACAATAAAAATCAAGTATGTCAAAGGATTTGGCAGTACATGCTTGCAAAGGATTGTTTAGTTAGCAGCCTTGAAGTTGCTAAAGAGCTAAAAATATCAGTTAACCATTGTCGCAATGTACTAAATGGTTTTGTTCAACAAAAATGTGCAGTAAAGCAAAAAGTAGGTCGTATTTATCACTTTGCCGTTATTGCTGCATCAAAACCAATACTAACAGCAGGTAGAAGTACTGTTTCAAAACGTCAATACAAGAAAACAGGCCGTCAAAAAATTTGGAACAGCTTAAAAATTCAACGAGTTGTTTCTGTTGCGGATCTAGTTTGCCTTGCTGCTGTTACAGAGGCAAATGCAAGTTTGTACCTTCGTAAATTAGTTAACTCAAGCTATGTACGCGTTAAGTATGCCGTCAATACAGCCTTACCTAATTGTGAAGTTAAGGGGAGAGCCAGTACTTATCAATTACTAAGAGATACTGGGCGTTTATGTCCGATAGTTCGCAAAGATGGTTGTTGGGATCAAAACGAACAGCAACTTTATCCATTCAATGGAACGAATAAGGAAAATCATCATGATCAAGTGGCTTGAAGTACTTCGTCAACAGGTAGCTGAAAGCGGACAACCTAAGGTTGCCAAAATGCTTGGTGTATCCACTGCCTGTATATCTCAGGTAGTTAATGAAAAATATCCAGGAGATATGCAACGTATTGAAAAGTTAGTTGAAGGGGCATTTTTACAACGGTGTGTTAATTGCCCTGTGTTAGGTGAATTAGCTTTGCATGAGTGTATGCAGCATCAAGCACGTAAAGGAATTTCAAGTAATCCTCTTTATATGCAGTTGTATAAGTCCTGCCGTAGTGGCTGTCCACATAGCAGTTTAACTGAACGATTAAAGCGTCCAGTGAACATTGCTTTTGATGCTACTAGAACGGTTAAAAGCTATGACTATCAAAGTGCAGTTCGCCGGTTAACACGACAAGCTGATGGCGCCAATAGCTTTGCTACAGCTCAGCACTTAAACGAGCTACTCATCAGTGAATTAGAAGTGCTAGGTATTAAATACAACCGCTTAATTAAAGGTATTGGTAAAAAGGAAAATAATAATGATTAAAAGCAGGCAACAACATAATAAACAAAACAACTTGATCATTAAACAGATGAACAAGGCACAACGTGCGATTAGCGATTTAATCAGCAAAGGCATCACGGTATTAAACGTAGAAATGGCACGCCAAAAGCCACGTATTGAAATACAAGCACCGCGTAGTGAGTTACCTAGTGAAACCTTAGTTATTCGTGGCACTAAAAACGGCATACGAGAAGACATTAATTTTAGCACCCTAAATGGCTGCATCATCTTTTGGAAAATATAGGAATGATAGAAATGACAGAACAAGCAGTAAAAAACACAGCACTAACAGCAACACAAGTGCCAGCAGGCTATCGTACTAATGCCGCAGGCCACTTGGTGCCTGAATCAAAAATTGATGCCATTGATCTGCTTCGTGACGAATTGGTGAAAGAGTTAACCGCTGAGGCACAAGCTATCGCCAAGCAGCTGCAAGAGTTCAAGGTAAAAGCTTTGATGCGCATTCAAGACTTTATTGACTTAAGCGCGCAAACCTATGGCCAACAAATCGGTGGTAAAAAAGGTAATGCCAGCCTAGTTAGCTTTGATGGCAACCAAATGCTCAAACGTAGCATAAACGAAAATATAACCTTTGATGAGCGCTTAATTGTTGCCAAATCGTTAATTGATAATTGTATTCATGAATGGACACAAGGCGGCAATGACAACATTAAAGCCTTGATTGAGCATGCTTTTCAAACCGATAAAGAGGGCAATATTTCAGTTACCCGTATTTTAGGTTTACGTCGACTAGATATTGAAGACGAACAGTGGTTAAAAGCTATGGAGGCCATTGCTGATTCAATCTCAATTACTGGCTCTAAAACCTATCTGCGCTTATATCAACGTAATGCTAAAGATGCCATGGAGCAAATTAGTTTAGACATTGCTAACGCATAAGGCGCGATTACTATTTAGTAACAGGAGTGAGTTATGAAACACGGTTTAGAAATTATTGAAGAGATTGGCGCGGCTACTAAAGCTCAAGAAAAGCACGGCACGGTAATGTGTGAGGATGCCACGTTTGAAGAGGGCGTAATAGCCGCCTTGCTTTGGGTAATAGGTAGTGAAGGCCAAACAAGCTTAATGGTGGAATGTCTTGAAGAGTTTGAGCAAGCCAATGGCTTTGAAAATGCAAAAGAGGTAGCAGCATGAGTTTAGTTGAATTTGGTGAAAAATTTCCTATTGGCACTAAGGTGAAATACTTCCCTCTTGCTACCAATAGTTACTTTGAAGAAAGTGAAATAGCATCAGAGCCCTGGCTACTTGGGCATGGTGAAGTTGTTGTGAAATTGAAAGGAAAGTCAGGCTGTTATGGCACTGAGCATATTGAATTAAATGAAGAGGTAGCAGCATGAGTCAACCAAGCCATGAGCAAAAGCAAGCTATTACTATGATGTTTGCTAAAAAAATGCAACATAAAGCAACGCAAGACAGGTCAGATATGGCGGCAGTATCAAGGCGCAGGCGTATTGAAGCATTAGAAGAGCAAAAGCGCTTTGATGCTGAGTTTGCCTTGTGATTTACCTTAACTAAGCGAAACCCTGTTTCATTACAGGGTCTACCCAATGTGGTTATTGGGTACTGATGAGCAGCCTTTGAGAGAAATATTGATGGATATTATTCAAGAATTACAAATAGCAGAAGTTATTAAACAATTAACCGATGACGGTATTAGCCATGGTGAGATACGTGTGCTTATTGAAGATCACATTGAATGGGTTTTGTCATCAATAGGTAATAAAAATGCGTAACCGATTAATACAGCTAGTTCATGTAGCCAAGCGAGAGCTTAACCTTGATGAAGACATTTACCGTAGCATTTTAAACAATGTTACAGGCAAAAGCAGTTGCGCCAAAATGAGCATTAAAGAGCTTGAGCAAGTACTTGAACACTTTAAAAGTGTCGGCTTTACTGTGAAGAAAAAGCAAGTGAAAAAGAAAAGTAGCACTAACAAGCGAACAGCACCAAAGCTTAACCGTAGCGTATCACCAGAAAGTGGCAAAATTCGCGCTATTTGGATAACCATGCACCAACAAGGCTTTGTGCGTGATGGCTCAGAGCAAGCCCTTGATAATTATATTAGCAGAATGCTTAACCGAAAAACGTTAGGTAAAAACATCAGCTTTCATTGTCAGTTTTTAAACGGGCAACAAGCTTACAAGGTATTAGAAATCATTAAGAACTGGCACAAACGCGAGTTAATAAAGTGTCTTGATGAAAAATGGCAAGCGCTGCGTCTTCATAAACGCTTTACCTCATTAAGTCATTGTACTGCTTTGCTTTCAGGTAAAGCACCTAAACAAGAAAGTTATCAAAACCTTTGTTTTATTTTTGATGAAGCTACAGGACAATGTGCTCCTGCATTGTCTAATCAGTCACATCCATGTGACGTAGGAGTAAGTAAAGAATTATGAAATTAGGCAGATGTCCAACGTGTCACGCCGCTGTTCACGTTGATGCCATGGTTCAGGATGAAGCAGGTAGAGAATTAATGGCCACACTGGCTAAATTGAATAGTAAAACGGGCAGTAGTGTTTTGCAATATGTAGGTTTATTTCGCCCAGCTAAAAGTGATTTAAACAATGGCCGAGCGTTAAAGTTACTTACCGAAGCATTAGAGTTAACCCCTAATTTACAATTACTTTCGGCTGGTTGTGATGCAACTGTGCGCAATATTCATGGTAAACGTAGCTCTTCACAAGGAACGGGCGAAACCGTTAAACCGTTAACCAATCACAACTACTTAAAACAAGTTTTAACAGGGCTTAAAGAGCAGTTTAATCACCCCGTTAACGGCATGAAAAGTGGTGCTAAAAAAGCAACTGATATGGGTAATGCTCAAGTCAAACATTACCACACGTTAAGTGATGTTGAGAATGAGCGTCTTCGCCAGGAACAATTAGCCAAGTTTAAAGTAAGTAAAAGAGCAGGAGAAAGCGCATGAGCCAGCAAGAATCGTTAACCCTTGATTTAGGAAGTGATGACAACCTCAATGATTTATTAGCGCATAGCGACAGCTTGGCCAATGATGACCTCGCATGGCCTAAAATGTTAGCTGACTTAATTACCGTTAATGTTGCCGAACTAAAAGATGATGGCTTTGAACATAACGAAGCATGGCGTATTGCCAAACGTTTGATCATACGTCAATCACACTTCTTAGGTGGTGGCATGGTCTATTTACCACGTAACGACAAACTTAAAAAAGCCTTGCGTGATGCCAATTTGTACCATGATTTTAATGGCCATAACCACAGGGCGTTAATGAAAAAATATGATCTTACTCAGCAATCGGTTTATCAGATATGTGCAGAGCAACGTCAGTTGTTCATTGATAAGAGGCAGGGGAAGTTGTTTTGATTCACTCTTGGATAAAAGTTGTTGATGAATTACCAAATGAAAGCTGCGAAGTATTAGCATTTTTTAATACTCTAGGGTGCCAAGCTAAAGCAATTGTTTGGTATTCATCAGTGAAGCAAGAGTTCTTGTCATTAGAATGTGATGAAAAGTTAAGTATACCAACGCATTGGATGTACTCACCAAATGAACCTAATCGCTAAATAATGGGCGTGACAGTCACGCAAAAAAAACGATAACTAACAAGGTGTCACGATGAAAAAAGAACAGGCAGAAGCTGAGAAAGCAAGAATACGAGAACAAGCACGTTTACGCAAGCAAAAACAACGGGCTAAAAAGGCTGAGCTAGTGGTGAAAACCTTGGAAGTAAACGCCAGTGCTACCGAGCAACAGCAACTTAATGAGCAAGCTATAACGCGAGGCTTTGATAGTATCAGTGAATATTTAATGACACTGATGCGTATTGATGGTGATCGCATTGAACATGATCAAGCAGCTATTGGTACTTGCAATAGTTGTAAATTGCCATTACCACAAGGCTGTAACGCTGTTTTTAAAGGGCAGTTTGATTGTAGTTATATTCATGGCTTGCCGTTGATGAGTGTTAAGTAGCTGTTATTATCCTCAGTGTTCACACCTTGAATCGTATGTAAATCACCCAAATCCCACTTAAATCCCACATTAAGTTGAATTGAAAAACGTTAATGTTTAATATTCGCTTATCAAATATATGTAAACAAATCCTAAACACTTACTTTTAAGTAGGTGTTTCATTTTGAATTGTTCAAGGAGTTAATTATTTCAATGGAAGCCTCAAATAAAATTCAGGGAATATTGCCGCCAGTGTTCATGGAAAAAGTAAGAAATGGACAAATTAAAGGTATGCCTACAGAATTACGAGACAATTTATTAAATGGGAAAATTAAAGGCTTACCACCAGAAATAATAGAAGCTTTCGAAGCTGGTACAGTTAATCAAGGGATCCCTCCTGAAGTTTTGGAAAAAATGGGTAATGGTCAAATGAAGCCAGGCATACAGCACAGAAGAGCTTCAAAGTATTCTGTTGAGTCGGTAACTGGTGCTGTATGCCACCAATTGAATGATAATAGGCTTGAATTATCATTTTACGCAGATCGCCCTGTTTGTGAATTTGAACTTCTTCCAGCCCTAGGAGAAAAAGGTGGTGAAATACATAGCGTTCCAACAAAAGAACATGTTACTGCTATAAACGTTTCATTAGATGATTTGAAAAATATACATGAAATGCTTTCAACTGTAATTGATAGAATGGAGCAAAGTAAATAATGCAAAGCATTGTTTCTACAAGCACCAAAGAATACGCTAATGATACTTCAATGGATAATACTTTGATTTCATTAAGTTCAACTTCAATATCGTCTATTGCTTCAGTTAGTTCTATTTCAGTTGGGTCAGGAGTGACTTCTAGGACAATCTCATCTGTTGGTTCTGCAGGGATAATGGGAGCTGCATTGGCTGCATTCATTGCAGTTAATCCAGCCTTACCCCTTAAATTTAATGAACTAATATCTTTAGATTCATCTATAATGAGTGAAGCAAAGGAAAAAGATTCTTTTGTAGATAATATGCTACAAGTTAAAAGTACAAATGTGCTTGAGACTACTACTCTGACAGAGAGAGTTGCGATGGAAAATGATTTAGTCAAAAAAGAAAAGATATTAAAGCTAGGGGTTAATATTTCTTCGCTTGGCTGCATTCTTTTAGTTGGGGCTGCCGTATCAGGCATTCTTCCTGCTCTTACATGGATACCTGGGGCATTTTCAGCAGCAGGAGTCTTACTTTCTTGTGGCATTCAATTAAATAAAGTGGATGAAAAACGCAAAGGGTTGAGCACATAAAATGGCTTTTTTAGAACCATTGTTAAATTTTTTTCCTAATTTAGTTAAATCATTAACAAAAGCATTTCCAAAAAGTGATAATCATAAGCTTAATATGATTTTTGATATATTGGGCTTTGTTGTCTTGATTGTTCTTGCGGGTATGTGGTTTGATAAAATGCCTAAAGTTACATTCGAGCAATCAAGCCAAATAGCGGAACTTTTAGCATATCCTTTTGTCTTTTGGTTTGTCTTTTCTTTGATTTGTTATTTAACGACATTATTTAAATCAAAATAGTTATTCAATAAAAAGCCTTTAGTTAGGCTTTTTTATTGCCTTAAATTTATCAAATAAGTTAAATTCGTTATTAGACTATCCATTTAAAATAGATTCAGAAGCATTAATGCTGTTGAATCTCACCTAACTTAACCATGCCGCCATACTGGCGGCATGAAACAAAATAACCTACCACATAAAATATTACTCGTTGATGATTCGCTACCACCGGTAGCGAGTCAGGCCATTCTACGCATCCTTGAAGAAGAAAAAGGTTACGTTAATAACCCTAATGATAAAGGTCTTGAAACCAAGTATGGTATCACTAAACGCTGGTATCCAACCCTTGATATTAAAAACCTCACCTCAGTAAAAGCTTCGAAAATTTATTATCGTGATTATTGGTGTTTCAATAAGTGCGATAAGTTGCCGCAAGATATTGCCTTAACGCTTTTTGATAGTGCCGTAAACCAAGGGGGGAACTTCGCCCGTAAAGCTTTGCAACAAACTTTAAACGTTAAAGCAGACGGTATTATTGGCAGTAAAACTATTGCGGCTGCCTTTGCTGCTCCTAGCCTTATTTTAATTACACAATTTACCCGATTGCGTTGCCAGCAATATACTAATTTAGTTCAAGCTGATATTAGCCAAGTTGAATTTATTGAAGGTTGGGTTGATCGCGCCTTAGATATTCTCCTTGAATGCCAGATAATTGCCGTATTTGGTGGTGATGCCCCATGACTCACGCCTTTAATTCAATCAAAGCCCGTAAACGATACTTTGAAGGTCGCCAAGCACGACTGCGCAAAGAAGTATTTAGCCGTTTGCAAGATTTACCTATTAATTACAGCTGTGTTTATCTTCGCCCTGAACATGCACGGCAGTACCGTCGTGGTTGGGATAGTGTCACGGCAATAGATATTGATGTAGCCGTTAAAAAAGTAAAAGCAGGTCAAGCCAAGTTACTACCTGAAACGCCACGCGTCCTTGGAGTGAATCATGCCTAGCAATAAAACGAGAAAACATAAAAAGTCGCCTTATTTTATTGGCCGAGTACTCACGCACTGGTTGGCGCTAGAGTCTCGAAAAATGTTACTAGAAGAATCGTTTTCTTTTGTAGATGGCAAAGGTATTAAGTGGACAGCTCCTGCTGGCTCTATTATTGATGGTGCCAGTATTCCTCGCATTTTTTGGTACTGCATTGGCTCGCCATTTAACGGTCATTACCGCCGTGCCAGCGTGATACATGATGTTTATTGTGTCACTAAATCACGCCCTCACAAGCAAGTACACCGTATGTTTTATGACGCTATACGCGCTGATGGCGTAAGAAAAAGTAAAGCAAAAGCTATGTATATCGCTTTGAAAATTGGCGCACCTCGTTGGAAAAATTACCAAGAAAAAAGGAAAGGAATATGAAAAAGATAACTTTAATGGTGTTAGTTGCACTCACTACTGCTTGCTCAAGCTATGAATTTGGCGATGTTTCACGTGTTTATTGTGCTACTACAAGCACTGAACTTCGAGCCCAAATTAAAGTCACGCTAAAAGAAAACGGGGTAAGTATTGGCGTTGATTACTGTGCCAGTGCTGGCTTAGTTGATGCCATTTTAATTAAAAGCCCTAAGGAATAACCATGACTGACGTAGTAGATAAAGCTTGTGAACTTGAACAAAAACAGCGTGAACAAGCATTAGCTGCGGCTAGAGTGACAATAGAAAAGCCTAAGGAATTACATGGTCATCGTTATTGCCTTGACTGTGATCTTGAGCTAGATACAAATCGCTTAATTGCTAACCCAAAAGCAGTGCGTTGTGTTGATTGTCAAACCTTGCTTGAGCATAAAAATAAGAGGTTTTATCCATGATTAATTGGTTGCTGAAGTATTACCCTTTGGTATTTTTAGTGTTTAACGGTGTGTTTTGGCTAATTGTTTATGTATTGCATAAAACCTATGCCAAGCGTGAATCAGTAGACAATTTAGAAAAAGAGGTGCTACTGATTAAAACCAACATTAATAACCTGCCTGATAAAGATTTAGTGCATAAGTTAGAGCTGCGTATTGAAGAATTAAGCGGTGACATTAAGCGAATAGAACCAGGGCTTATCTCTGTTAAAAATTTATCTGACATGTTGTTAGAAAACGAGTTGAAAAGTAAAGGCTAAAAGGAAAAAACAATGGCGATAGACAAAGTAATGAGCGAACACCAACGACTATCAATTTTATTAGCTCTTGGCGCAATGAATGGTTACCAAACTAATGATTCAATGCTGCAAAGTGCTTGTGCGGCTTATGGTCATACCATGAGCAATGACCGAGTGTTAAGTCATTTAGCCTGGTTAAAAGAACAAGGTTTAGTGTCATTAGAAAGCAATGGCGCCTACACCATGGCAACTTTATCAGGTCGTGGCCAAGATGTAAGCAACGGTATGGCTACTTGCCCAGGTGTTAAAAAACCGAGGGCTAAGTAATGGCTAAAATTAAAGCTTTTACTGCAGGTGAAAAACGAGTTTTTCACAAGTTAGCTTTAGCAATGATTGCTGCAGAAATAGAAAGCCAAGTAATTAAACCTGCGACTGAAAAGGAAACGGGTAAGCCATATCAGTCAAAAGGCGGTTATTTAGATATTTATTTAAAGAGTGATCCAACAGTTAAGCGTGTTTGGAATGCTTTTCAAAAAGAAGTTCAAAAGGTTCGTAGTGACTATTTAAAATATGCGGAGGCAGAGAAAGCTAATGAAGGAACGTAAAACACGCGGAAAACCCTCAAAAGTTAACCAGCTGCCCGATGCGATTAAAAGCAAACTTGATCAACTGCTTCGAGATGGTCGATTAACGCAAACAGCCATCCTCAACAAAATCAATAAAATGATTGAAGAGGCTGAGCTTGCACAAGACGAGCAGCTGAGTAAATCAGGGTTAAATCGTTACTCAAGTAAAATGCAAGAAATAGGCTCACGTATCGCTCAAGCACGTGCAGTGTCTGAGCAATGGGTTGCTAAGTTAGGCGACAAGCCAAGTGGCGATGTCAGTAAAATATTGATTGAAATGGTACGGACTTTAGCGTTTGACAGCGTATTAGATGCCTCTAATTCAGACCAACCAGTACATCCTAAATTTATCAAAGACCTTGCTATAGGTATTGAAAAACTAGAGAAAGCAGCAACAGAATCAACTAAACGTGAGAAAGAAATTCGTAAGGCGTTTGCTGAAGAAGCGGCGGCACTGGTGGAAGATGCAGTGGTGCAAGCAGGCTTAACCAGTGATGGTGCTAATGCCATTAAACGTGAAATTTTAGGTATTGTCTAATGACTAACATGACGTCTGATTTTAGAAAAACTAAACTAGCAGTTGAAATGGGAGACTATACACCATTTGACGAAAATGAATTATTACTCGGTTATCAAAAACGCTGGATAGCCGACGAATCACCGTTAAAGATAGCCGAAAAATCTCGTCGTACTGGGTTAACTTGGGCTGAGGCTGCCGATGCGGTATTAGCTGCCAGTAAAACTAAAGCTGCCCACGGTACTAATCACTTTTATGTTGGCTCAAACAAAGAGATGGCGCGCGAGTTTATTGACGCGGCCGCTATGTGGGCGAAAGCCTTTGATAAAGCTGCAGGTGATATTAAAGAAGATATATTCATTGATTCAGGGCAAGACGGTAAAGAAATTCTCACCTTTGCCATTCACTTTGCCAGTGGTTTTAAAATTCAAGCTTTAAGCTCAAACCCGTCAAATCTTCGTGGTATGCAAGGTAACGTCACCATTGATGAAGCTGCTTTTCATGACCGACTAGCTGAAGTACTCAAAGCAGCCTTGGCGCTTACCATGTGGGGTGCAAAAGTACGTTTAATATCAACTCACAATGGCACCGACAACTTATTCAATAACATTATTCAAGATAGCCGTGCAGGTAAAAAACGTTACTCAGTACATCGTATTACCTTAGATGATGCTTGTAACGAAGGTTTGTATCAACGTATTTGCCAAATTAAAGGTGATACTTGGAGTCGTGAAAAAGAGCAAGCATGGAAAGATGGTTTACTCGGTGATACAGCAACAGAAGACGATGCCTTAGAAGAATACTTTTGTGTGCCTAAGCAAGGCGGTGGTGTTTATATCAAGCGCGTTCTGGTTGATGAGGCCATGAAATCTGATATTCCTATTTTACGTTTTACTGCAGACAAAGATTTTTTAACGTGGTCAGTACGGCATAAACAAATGCAAATTAAAGAATGGCAAGAGTCATTAAATCCGCATTTAATCGCCCTTAAAAAAGACTTAAATCATGCTTTCGGTGAAGATTTTGCCCGTAAAGGGGATTTATCAGTATTTGTGCCATTACAAATAAATAAAGACTTAAGCAAACGTGTGCCGTTCTTACTGGAAATGAGCAACCTCACTTACGATGCCCAAAAAGAGTTGTTGTTTTATTTATGTGATCGACTACCTAGATTACAAGGTTTAGCCTTTGATGCTACGGGTAATGGTGGTTATTTAGCTGAGGCAGCTGCAGAGCATTATGGCTGTGAAATGGTTGAGCAAGTCATGCTAACCGATAAATGGTACATGGAATGGATGCCTAAGCTTAAAGCTGAGTTTGAAGACTTCAATTTAGAAATTCCTCGTCACCAAGATGTGCAAGATGATCTTAACCAAATTCAAACCATTCGTGGTATTCCAAAAATAGACAAAGGCAGTACTAAAGGCAGTGATGGTCGTCAACGCCATGGTGATACCGCTGTAGGCTTAGCTATGGCCATTCGTGCCAGTTGGATGGATGGTGGGGTAATTGAATATACAGAGTTATCTCAAAAAGCGGGTACTTGGCACCAAAGCGAAAAAACCTTAAAAGATTACATGCGATCTGATCACAGTGGCGACAACCAACAGAATTATGACCAAGGAGCTTATTAACTATGGCTAACAACACGGCTAACCCCATTCAAACCGATAGCAACGGCAATAAGTTCCGCATTAAATATTTAAAAGAGCAGCAAACTGATGATGCCAAACTTGGCCATTTACGCAACCATTACAGTGACCACCCAAGCAGAGCATTAACACCACAAAAACTAGCCGATATTCTAATAGGTGCAGAACAGGGTAATATTATTGCCCAGTGTGAACTAGCTGAAGACATGGAAGAAAAAGACGGTCATGTATTTGCTGAACTGCAAAAGCGCCGCCGTGCTTTGTTGGGTGTCGATTGGAAAATAGTGCCGCCGCGCAATGCCAGTGCAAGCGAGGTTAAAGACGCTGAAATGCTGCAAGAGCTATTCGAAGATATGACCTTTTTAGATGATGTCATCTTTGACATGTCTGATGCTATTTTAAAGGGGTTTTCTAATCAAGAGATCACTTGGCAACAGCAAAGTGTAGGTGCAAGCAAAGTGTGGCTACCATCTAATATTGAGTTTAAAGATCCCAGTTGGTTTATGACTCACCCAGCGCAAGAGTTAGGACAAAACCGCAATGAACTACGCCTGCGCGATAACAGCGCTGATGGTGAAGCATTACAGCCCTTTGGTTGGATCTCTCATTGTCATAAAACTAAATCAGGTTACTTAGCCCGCTCAGGCTTAACGCGTGTACTGGCTTGGCCGTATCTATTTAAAAATTATAGTGTCCGTGATTTAGCCGAATTTTTAGAGATTTATGGTTTACCGCTTCGCCTTGGTAAATACCCAACAGGTGCTAGCCCAGAAGAAAAAAACACCTTACTTAATGCCGTAATGAGTATTGGCCACAATGCAGGTGGCATTATTCCTAAAGGTATGGAAATAGATTTTCAAGAAGCAGCCAAAGGTACACAGCAGCCGTTTGAATATATGGTTAGTTTGATGGAAAAAACTATCTCTAAAGCTATTCTTGGCGGCACACTTACCAGCCAAGCAGACGGTAAAAGCTCAACCAATGCCTTGGGTAATGTACATAACGAAGTTCGCCAGGAACTGCGCGATAGTGACCTAAAACAAATTGCCAATACCTTAACGCGTGATCTCGTTTTTCCCATGTATTACTTAAACGGCAAAAGTTATCAGCACCCACAACGGTGCCCGAAGTTTGAATTTGACATCACCGAAGCGGAAGACTTAAAAGCGTTCGCGGATTCTTTACCTGCGTTAGTTGATGTTGGTTTTAAAATCCCACTGAACTGGGCACAAGAAAAGGTACAAATACCTTTACCCAAAGATAACGAAACTGTTTTAGCTAAAGGTCAGTTAGTGGAAGAAATTGACGAAAGAAGCACACAAACAAAACTAAAAGCTATTCGCAAAATAGCGGCGCTTAAAGCTAAATCAGTAGCGCCTGAACAATTAGACAGCTTCACCAAGCAACTTACCAATGAAATGTCATCTGTTCTTCAAGGTTTTACAGGTGAAGTGCAGCAGCTGGTGGAGCAAGCTGAGTCATTAGAAGATCTGCAATTATTACTAGCAGATTTAGATTTAGACGTAAATGAAGCAAACGAAGTGATGCAGCAAGCTTTTGTGGCCGCAGAGCTTGGCGGTCGTTTTGATGTAAATGAAGGCGAATAATTATGCTAGCCAAATTCATTAAACGATATAAGCGTTGGCATAATCGTTATCAGTTTAATAGGCTAACTATTATTGACCAAAAGTTATTTAAATTTCTTGAGCTTGATCCTGATTCACTTATCAAAAGAGGTGAGTTATGACAGCCCGTTATGGCTCTTTACCCTTTAAAGAGGCGATAAGTTTTTTTCAAAATAAGTTAAACATACCGTCAGAACGTTGGGTTGATGTTTGGCGTGATGGCCATAACAGCGGCTTTATGGTCGCTGGTGCATTGAAAGATGATTTGCTTAACGATTTTCGAAGAGCGGTTGATAGTGCGATAGCAGAAGGCAAAAGTATTGGTTGGTTTAAAAAAGAATTTAAAACCATTGTCGCTAAGCACGGCTGGAGCCATACAGGTGAAGCCAATTGGCGTGCTAAAGTGATTTACGATACCAATATGAGACAAAGTTATAATGCTGGCCGGTATGAGCAGCTGCAGCACTTTGACTTTTGGGAGTATCAACATGGCGACAGCGTGCACCCAAGAGCAATGCACTTATCCTGGCACGGAACTGTTTTACCCAAAGAACATGACTTTTGGCAAACACACTTTCCACAAAATGGTTGGGGCTGTAAGTGTAAAGTGCGAGGCCGAACAGCTAAACAATTAGAGCGCCAAGGTAATAAAGTAAAGCTACCACCTAAGACTGAAATTACCGAGTGGACAGATAAAGCCACAGGCAAAGTACATAAAATACCGAAAGGTATTGATCCAGGTTTTGATTATGCCCCGCGAAAAGTCGTAGTTAAGCAACAGCAACAAAAGCTTAGTGTTGAAAAAGCTAAGCCATTTGAACCACCAGAACGTATAGCCCCAACAGCATTTAGTACGGTAAAAGGTGCTGATGTTCATAGTTTAAATAGTAAATTAGCTGAATTTAAAACCGCTAAGCCTCAGTTTGACTTACTTGGTAAATTTTTAACAAAACACGAGGTTAAAACGTTATTTGTTAAAGCAAGTGAAATGACACCTCGCAGTAAAGCATCAAGGAAAATTAATGATGCGGTTATGGCTTATTTGCCTGACGCAGTTAAAAAGTATGGTCACAATAATTATACTTATCGCGCTAAAAGAGGCGCTATGCCTAACGGCTGGACGGCAGCAGAGCTTAATCATATAACTGTAAAGCTTGAGAGTAACGCCAATTTTAACAAAGTAAATGTGAGTGAACTGATTAACGTAGTAGAGCTTGCTATACTTCAAGGTAAAGGCAATATTCCTCGTACATTATCTTCGATAATTAGACACTGGGGAGATAGCGGTAATCATGGTGGTGCTATTATTACTTGGTTACATGAGCTTGGTCACCAAGTACATTTTAAAGCAGGTAGTCCTAAGCCACCTATGAACCGCAATATTAGTTTAACGCGGTACGGAAGTGATTTAGATGTTGAGTGGCATGCAGAGCACTTTGCTGCTTGGATGTTAAATAGAGAAGCGCTTGCTCGGTGGAATAATAACATTGCCGTGTATTTTGATAATTTGATGAAGAAGGCTTTACAATGAGTTCGCTTGATAAAATGCTAAACAAAATGAAAACAGATCCTATTAACCATAGCGTACCTTTACCTTTGGTTGATGAGGCTTTTGTTGTTATTAGCAGCATAGGTCTAACTTTTACTGAAAAGAAAATTCGCATTGAACGACTAGAGCAACAAGCAAAAGGTTACGAGCTAACCTGTTTTTCTGATGTTCATGAATCATTAATAGTTACCTCTAGCATAGATGAGTTATCAGCATTAAATGATTCAGAGCAAGACTAATGGCAGGTTCATTCGTTAGCGTTGATGTTCGTGGCCAAAAACAAATAAGCCAGGCATTAAACCGTTTATTAAAGCAAGGTAGTGATCTTGAACCTGCCTTTAGGGACATTGGCGAGTATTTACTTGAGTCAACCCAACAGCGTTTTATTGATCAACAAGCACCAGACGGTGAACCATGGGAGCCGTTATCACCTCGCACCCTTAAAAAGAAAAAGCGCCAAGACAGAGTACTCACCGAAACAGGCACGTTAGCAGATACACTTAATTATCAATTAGGCGCTAATCAATTAACGTTTGGTTCAAACCTTGAGTATGCATCAACCCATCAGTTTGGACGTGAAGCTGACGGCATACCTGCACGACCATTTTTAGGTGTTGCCCCATTTGAACGAATAGAAATACTCGATATTTTACGTGATCATTTAATTGATGGTATTTAATGCTACTCAATGATTTAACTCAAAGCCCTGTAAGCGATTTTATCGCCTTAAGTTGTAAATCTGGTATATTGCCCTAAGAAATTTAAACAAATTCAACTGAGAGGTTTTTAAACGGGTGTTAAATGGGTGTGTTGATTGAATATAACTACCTAGAGATTACCCCTTAAGAAAACAACTTGAATTTAGCATTAACCCCCCTGAATCTCAGCAATTAACCTCATAACGTCATACTGGCGTTATGAAAATACTTCTAGCACAAAAAGCAACCAAAAAATCACTTAGCCAAGACATAGGTCTTGCCGTTCTAACCAAGCAAGCTGCAACAAATGTGGCTGTGCTCACGTTTGGTGGTTGCGCTATTGCCTCACTATCTAGTAAAGGCGAAAGTAACCGCGTACAAATTTTACCTGATGGTTATTTTGTGCCAACCGATGGCCGTGAAGTCGATGTAGAAGGTGGGCAGTGGTTGATGGATGCACAAGCATTCGCCTCTTTAACAGCAAATATTTCCCTACGTAAAAACGACTTTATGTTTGATTACGAACATCAAACACTTTACACCGAACAAAATGGCAAGCCTGCTCCCGCTGCTGGTTGGTTTAAAAAATTAGACTATGTGCCAGGTGAAGGGTTGTTTGCTGTCAATGTCGATTGGACGCCAACAGCCACTAAACATATTAGCGATAAAGAATATCGTTATACCTCTGCTGTTTTTTCTTATGACCTTAAAACAGGTCGCCCCATTGAATTAATGCACGTTGCATTAACCAACGAGCCAGCACTTGATGGCATGAAAGCTATTGCGGCTTTAAAAACAAAAAATCACTTAACTGGCAAATCTGCCCCCTCAACTGGAGATATCCCAATGAATGAAGCCTTAAAACTCATGCTTGATTTGTTAGGCGTTGCACATACCGATGATGATTTATCGAATGTGGCGGCGTTAACTGCAATTCAAGATAAAGCCAAGGTGGCCATTGCTGCGCTTAAGAGTAAAGCAGATCAAGCAGGTCAACTTGAAAAAGATTTAAATACTGCACAAACATCGGTTACCGCGCTAAAAGCTACTGCAGCGAACACTAATGGTGCTGTTGATTTAGCTAAATTTGTCCCTGTTGAAACCTATAACGCGCTAGCTACTAATTTTGCCGCTTTAAAAGCAGGGAGTGATAGCAACTCGGTTGAGCAGTTACTAAAAGACAACACTGACAAAGTGTTTGAATCTGAAATTGGCTACTTAACGGATTTTGGCAAACAGCAAGGTTTTGCCGCATTAAAAACCATGGTTGATGCTCGCCCTGTGATTGCGGCCTTAAAAACCACCCAAACAAAAGGCAAAGAAAAGCCTGGTGAAACTAACACAGGCATAGCGGCACTTACCGCTGAGCAAAAATACACCGCTGATCAACTTGGTCTTAGTCATAAAGATTTTCTAGCAACACTTAATAATAAGGAAACTAAATAATGGCGATTGTTACTCCCGCATTAATTACCGCGCTTTTTACTGGCTACAACGCCAACTTTGAAGCGGGTAAATCAGAAGCCCAACCGCAATTTAGTAAAATTGCTTCGGTTATTAAATCAACCACTGCTAGTAATACTTATGGTTGGTTGGGTAAATTTCCAAGCTTAGCTAAATGGATTGGCGATCGTAATATTCAGTCAATGAAAGCTCATGGTTACACCATTATTAATGAAGACTATGAATCAACCGTGGGTGTTGATCGTAACGACATTGAAGATGACAACCTTGGTATTTACGCGCCAATCTTCAAAGAAATGGGGCGTGCGGCGGCTATTCATCCTGATGAAGAGTGCTTTTCATTACTCAGTGCAGGTTTTACTACTGACTGTTATGACGGTCAATTTTTCTTTGATACCGATCACCCCGTAAATCCAGAAGCTGATGGCTCAGGTGTTGATGTCTCAGTGGCCAATGTGGAGATTGATGGTGGTTATGCCGGCGAACCTTGGTTTTTACTCGATACCAGTAAAGCCATTAAGCCTATTATATTTCAAGAGCGCAAAATGCCAGCCTTAATCAGTATGACTAAAACTGACGATGAAGCGGTATTTATGAGCAAGCAATTCCGTTATGGCGTTGATTGTCGTGATAAAGCTGGTTATGGCTTTTGGCAAATGGCCTTTGCTAACAAGCGTGAACTTAACGCAGATAATTTATGGGACACCATTGCCGCTATGCGTGCTTTTACCGCTGATGGTGGTCGTAAATTAGCGATTAAACCTACTTTGTTAGTCGTACCACCAAGCTTAGAAAAGCTAGCCACGCGTCTAATGGAACGTGAGTTAGATGCCAACAGCTCCAACGAATTAAAAGGTCGCTTAGAAATATTGGTTGCTGACTATTTATAACGTAAACAGCTAACTCCCTTTGGCTAGCCATGTATTACACAGGCATGGTTAGTCCTTTTTATTCATTCCAAATTTTGGAGTAAACATGAAATGGCTAAAACTAAGCTTAAATATAAAGTATCTCTTATTGCCGCTGTCATTATTAGTGCAATGCACACAGGCTATCGCCGTGCAGGTATTGCGTTTGATAAAGGTGACAACACCGTTGAAATTGATGAATTGCAACTGGCGCAAATCGAACAAGATAGCAACCTATTGGTACAATCAACTGAGTCTATTGAACCAAATACGGATCACTCAACGCAAGGGAACTTGGATGCAGATGGTTTGGGCATGTCTGTAAATTCAAAAGATGAAATTCATTTAGATAATGCCATTTTTGATGGCGCACCACCTGAATTAATTCATTTTGTTATTACTTTGCATTTGTTACACCAAGAAACACCATTAGCTAAAGCTCCAAAGTGTGACGAACTCGAATGTGAGTTTGTTGATGAAGATAACAACACTAAAATGGTGAAACCATCAGCAGCACAGCGCGATGCTGCGTGGGTTTGGTATCAAGATAACATTATTAATCACGTGCCAGGTTAATCATTATGCCTTATTGCACTAAACAAGACTTGATAGACCGCTTTGGTGAGGACGAGTTAATTGATTTAACTGACCGTGACAACATGAGTGTTATTGACGAAACCGTACTTGACCAAGCTATTGCAGATGGCAGTGCTGAAATGGACGGTTACCTAGGTGGTCGTTATCAATTACCACTAGTAACCGTACCGCCAGTACTTAAAGCGCTTTGTTGCAATATTGCCCGTTACAAGTTGTACGACGAGCAAGCCAGTGAGCAAGTAACCAAACGTTACGACAGTGCTATTAAATTTTTATTTAGTGTTTCTAAAGGTGAAATTAGCTTAGGTGTTGATGGTTCAGGGGCAAAAGCGACCAGTACAGATTTAGCCGACATTCAAAGCGCTGGTAGTATTTTTGCTCGAAATGTTAGTAAGGGTTTTATTTAGATGTTTACTGCCGTTAAGCAACGTGTAGAGCAGATTGATAATGCGCAAGGACAGCGTGTATTTGATCAAGTTAAGTCAGCGTTAAATATGGCCGCACTTAAAGGTAAAAGTATACCTAAATCCTATTGTGCTTATGTCGTCCCTGTAAGTGATTTACCTAGAAGTTTAGCTGATGATTTAGCTGGCTCCGTTGAAGAAATCACATCAACTGTTGCTGTAGTTATCGGTATTCAAAGCCGTAATGATCCAACAGGAGAAAAAGGAAATGAACTATTACAAGAAACATTAAGCCAAGTGCGTAAAAGTTTGCTGGCTTACTCACCAAAAGCAGGTTATCGCGGTTTTAAGCTAGCAGGTGGTAATTTGCTTAATATGGCTGATAACGGTATTTGGTGGTTAGAAAAATTTTCAACAACTTACTATTTGGAGTCAACTTATGACAACTAACAAAAAAGATATCCCAGCAAACAGTGCTGTTGCTAAATCGGCTTCAGTTGAACAAGTGCTAAATAAGCATGATAAATCAGCTGTTGAAGCGGCTAAAACCAACACTAAAAACGATGGCTCGCACATTGCTAAGCAACGCCAAAAGCTTATTGATAATGCTAACGCTGCTAAGGAGACTAAATAATGCCTATTTTACTTGCTGAATACGTTTTTGCTGCCAAAGTTGAAGCAACTTACGGTACTGATGCTACGCCAAATACCACCTTAAATGCCATGCGCGTTAAAGCAAATATTGACGTAGCCAAGGTGGACACTGAAGAAATGGATTACGATTCAGGCCGCAGTGGCGCAAAAGGCACTATAGAAAAAACTCGTCGTGTTGAAGGCTCACTTGATTCTTATATGGCAGGCTCTGGTACTGCAATTGTACCTCCCGCTATTACCCCGCTATTAAAAGCTGCAGGGTTAAGTGTAACGGCAGCAGCTGATCATGTAGCAATTGCTTTAGCTGATTTGAAAAATTTAGACTCAATCACCGGAAAATTCTTTCGCGGCTTAACCAGTCAAACCCATGTAGGTGCGCGTATGAATTGGGAAATTGAACTTAGCCTGGACGCTTTACCTAAAATTAAATTCCCTAGCTATATGGCGCTTTATGCCCCACAAGTGGTTGAAGGTGGTGCACCTAATGTTGATTTGTCAGCGTTTAAAAACCCTAAACCTTTAACGCCAGTTAACTTTGTTAAAACCGATGTGTTTGGCTATTCCGCTTCTATTTCTAAAGTCATGATCAAAGGCAATAACGAGGTGATTTATAGCCCAGAGTCACAATCAATTGAGATTATTGACCGTAAAGTCACTATTGATATTGAACTACAAGAGCCAAGCCCAGACGTGAAAGATTTTTATGAATTAATTGGCTCCTATGGCGTTATTGATATTCAAAAAGGTGTTGATGTTGTAGATGAAGGTCATATTTTTGAAGCGCTAGCTTCTAATGCCCAACTCGCCAATGTTACCAGCAGCGAACGTAACAAAATTAGCTACCTTAATTGTTCGTTTGTTTGTGTGCCAACTGCTGCAAATAACGAAATAGCGATGAAAACCCGTTAACCGCTTTTATCACTAATTAAACGGGGGTGCACGCCCCTTTACTTATAAATAGTCACCAAAGTAAACCAACCCCAATAGGAAGAACATTATGCAATTTCAAGTTGAAGCATTAAAAGAAGGTCGTTTTAAGAAGCCCGTAGAAATTTCAGTACCTAGTGAAGAGATGAACAATGCAGGTAAAACAATTTATCACAAAGCGCACTTTGTTGCTGAATACATCAATGTGGATGATAAAGAAAGAGAAGCTAATCAAAAGCAGTTACAAGAGATAAGCGATAAAGCTGAAGCACTGCCCGATGATGCTAGTTTTGAAGACCGTCAAAAACTGACTAAAGCAGTTAAAACGCTAAAAAATAGTTTTATTCAAAAGTATCTGGTTGGTATTGAAAAACATAAAAAACATCCATTTCCATTTTTGAGCGGTAAGGAAGAGTTTAAAGATATCCCAATTTTACTTGATATTCGCTTATTTCAAGAAGCTGTTTCTGATGCTTATGAAGATGAAATTAACAAAAATCAAAATGAAAAATTATCGAAAGTACTGTCGGGAAACTTAAAGCGGTAGCCCAATATTACGCCAGTCTTTCTTTTGTTGGGAAAACAGATGAATTGACCGGCGATTTATTGGGGGAAACCCTCAGAGACATGCAAGTCTGTGATGAGGAAATAAAGGAAGTATTAGCTGCACAGGAGGCGAACGGAAGCAATGTCGTTGAAAGTGCAAGCAAGATGCCTGAAGTACAGCCGGGTAATCTTGCCATCGTAGAGTTGTTCTTTGCGGTTGGAAAGTATTGGGAACGTGCAGGCATGGATGCCACCCGACTTTGTTTAGATCCATTAAAAGTTGAAGCACGGGCATCAAAACTACGTTGGTACAAAAACCTTGACGATGAAGCAATAGAGCTGATTTGGCAAGGATTAGACATTATGGAAAGCGCCTGTTTAACCACTTGGTCGGAGCATAAAAAGAATAATGAGTGATTTAAAACTAGCGATAAAGCTTACTACTGACGGCGGCAAAATTGTTGTAAAAGATTTACAGCAAATTGACGATGCTGCAGATAAAGTGAATCACTCATTAACCGGCACAGGTAAAAGCGGCCGTGTTGCTGGTCAAGGCTTAAATCAAGCCAGTGGCGGTGCAGATGTACTAACGGGTTCGTTAAAGTCTATGCTTGCACAAGCCGCAGGTGTTATTGCCCTTGGTTTTGGTATAGACAAAATTGCTTCTGGTATGTACGACGGTATTGATGCCTTTCAAGGCTACCGTGGCCAATTAAAAACCATCACTGGTGACTTTGACTCTGCCAGTGTTGAACTTGACCGACTTATTAACCTTTCAAAAGAAACGCCATTTACCCTAGCACAATCAGTTGAAGGCTTTAGCAAGCTTACTCACTTAGGTTTAGACCCGTCTAAACAATCTATGATCAGCTATGGCAACACTGCAGCGGCCATGGGTAAAGATTTAATGCAAATGATTGAAGCGGTAGCCGATGCTAGCGTTGGCGAGTTTGAACGCTTAAAAGAATTTGGTATTAAAGCCAGTTCTCAAGGTGAAAACGTTCGTTTTACCTTTCAAAATGTTAGTACCACCATTAAAAAAGATGCGGCTAGCATTCAGCAATATTTAATTGATTTAGGTAACAATAAGTTTGGTGACGCAATGGGCGACCAAATGGGTCGCTTAAGTGCTAAATCAAGCAACTTACAAACCTCTATCGCACAACTTTATAATGAAATGGGTAACTTAGGTGCTGCAGACAGTATTGGTAATTCTATTGATGGTATTGCTTCACTTATTGATGAAATAACCAAAAACTTACCTGAAGTTTTAGAAAACATTACCACGCTTTTTGAAGTAATGGCCGTTGTTGTTGGTGCTAAATTATTACCTGCCTACACAAGCCTTGTTGCCAATGGCATTAAAACCTACATAGCCAGTAATATTGCAGCAAGCGTAAGTACCAATGCTATGGGGCAAGTTATTAGCCGTACTACCGTGAAAATGAATTTAATGGCTGCGGCAGGCCGTGCGGCTAAAGGTTCGTTAGCGCTAATTGGTGGCCCTATTGGTGTTGCTGTGTTAGCAGGCTATGCATTGTATGAACTAAATGACGCAATGGGTGAAACCAGAACAGGTGCAGAACAGCTTGAAGAGACTTTAGGAAAAACCAGAAAAGCCATTGAAGACATGACACGTGCTGAGCAGCTATCAACACAGGCTGCTTACAAAAAGCTTATCAATGAAAAGAAAGCGGCTATTGATGAATTAAAAGCCCTGGCAAAAGAACAAGCACAACAAGCTAATAATACTAACGGTAAAAATTCATCAACCGCGTCTGGTGTTCAGTTATGGGGAACTAGCGAACAAGCAAAAACAGCGACTAAAGAACTTGAAGCGTTAAAAAATTCATTGTCAGATGTTGAAGGTGCTTTGTTTGATGCGGGCATGGCTGGCATTCAATGGAATAAAGTTATTGTAAAAGGTGTTGATTTAGCCAAAGCAAAAGCTGAAGCCGCTAAAAAGTCAGCTAATAACGAAAAAATTAAATTAACCACTAACCAAAAACTGATCGCATCGCTTAAACAGCAGTTAAAAATAAGCAAACTAACTGGCATAGAGAAGCTGGAAGAAATCAACCTAAGCAAACTTTCAAGTGAAATTAAAGACGGTGAAATAGCTAAGGTAAAAGAGCTTACTGCCGCATTATATGAACAGTCACAAATAGCAGAGCAAAAACAAGATGACAGTGATTATTATCAGTCAGTCATCGATGGCGCTAATGATATTAGCGAAAGTTGGAACGCTGCTGGTAACGTTATTGTTAACACTTTTGGCACAATCGGTGAGCAATTAGACAAGCTTGCCCAACAACAAGAAAGTTACGCCAATAAACAAAGAAAACTTGCTGCAGACAAAGTTAAATATGCCGATGATCCTAAAAAATTAGGTGAAATATCCAAGGCTGAAAACGCCCTCGCTAAACAAAAAGACCGAAACGCGATAAGTGAAATAAGCTCTTATCGTGCTATTACTGATTCTGCCGCCAGTATGTTTAGTGAAAACTCTAAAGGCCGCAAAGCCATGCAAGCCGCTAGTGATGTTTTTACTGCAATAGAATTAGCAAATTCAGCATTACGAGTTGGTAGTTATGCTATCGAGGCGGTTACCGCCGCATTCGCAGCACCATGGCCTATCGGCTTCGCCAGTGGTGCTGCCATGATAGCCATTATGGCAGGCTTAGGTGTTGCTGTTTCTGGTGGCTCAGGCTCTGCGCCAGAAAGTGCAGAGCAACGTCAACAAACCCAAGGCACCGGCACAGTACTTGGCAGTGATGATAAATCAGCCTCTATTTTAAACAGCTACGAACGCATTGAAGAGTTAGAACTCGATCAATACGCAGAGCTGCGTGAAATGAATGCTAGCTTGAATGATTTGAATAACAACATTACGAATTTGGTTGCTAATTTAGTCAGTAATTTTGGCCGCTTTGATGAAGCCAGTTACGGCGGCCAATTAGGCAACCAAAGCACAACTTCTAAGTTTGAAGAGTTGTTGATTGGTGGCGGTATTGGGCAAGTTTTAAAATCATTAGATCCAACGGGCATAGTAGGCAAAATTTTTAGCAGTTTTTCTAGTAAAAAGAAATCACTGGTTGACTCGGGCATCAGTATTGTCGCGCAAACTTTCGGCGATGTTATCGATACCGGGCTTTTACAAGCCCAAGCTTATTTTGATATAAAAACTAAGAAAAAGAAATTTTGGGGCATATCATCATCAACCAGTTATAACACCGAATACCAAAGTATCGGCTCACAACTTGAGCATGAAATGGCGCTGATTTTTGGCGACATTGGTAACTCAATTAATCAAGCGGTTGACGTGCTTGACTTAGATGTTTCTAAAAGCCTAGATGATTTTGTTATTGATTTGCCTAAAATAAGTTTTAAAGATTTAAGCGGTGATGAGATTCAAGCGGAACTTGAAGCCATGTTCTCTAGTCAGTCTGACTTAATGGCCACTTACTTAGTACCAGGACTACAAGACTTTCAACAAGTCGGAGAGGGTTTATACGAAACACTTATTCGCCTTGCGCAAGAGCAAGCTGTTTTCAACTCAGTGCTTGAAATCACCGGCAACACCTTGGCCGATGTTGACGCTAACCAAACAATTGAGGCTACTCAGGCCATTATTGGCTTTGCTGGCTCAATTGAAGCGTTGCAAAGCGCAGCAAGCACGTATTTCAATGAATTTTATAGCGAAGCTGAGCAGTTTGATTATTTACAAAAACAGCTTAATGAACAGTTTGCAGCATTAGGTCTTAGCGTGCCAGCAACACGCGATGGCTTCAAAACACTGATTAGTGTATTAGACCCGCTAAACGAAGCTGACCAACGTTTATATGCTCAATTATTATTATTATCAGGACAATCTGCTGAATATTACGATGCCCTTGAAAACCAAGGCACGGCTATTGACGACACGCTTGAAAAAGAAAATGAACTAGCGGCAGCAAGACAAGCCTTTGTTGAAGACATTCAAGGTCAGCTTGAGCGACTTGATATGTCGCCCTTGCAAATTAAACTGGATGATTTACAAAAAACATTTTTAGACTCGTTTGAAGACGCCCAGCAGTTGGGTGCAGAAACCGCATTATTAGAGCAACTGTATGCTAACCGTCGTCAAACCATTGTTGAAGATGCATTAGAAAATGTGAATGCCGTACATCAACGTTCAATGGACACATTAACCCGTGACCATGAAGAAGTAGTCAATGATTTAGTAAACAATAACACTCGTTTAGTGTCAGCGTTTAGCGCATTGAATGCCAGTATTGCCAATAGTATTTTATCTATTAGACGCCAAGGCAGTAACTGGTCTGAAAGTAACTATCAAACAACTCAAATCAGTGACTTGTCATCGTTACTTGGCGAAGGCTCAGTTGAAGAGCAAATTAGTAACATTGACAGCTTACAGCAAGCTTATGTTAATAAGTATAACGCAGAGCTTCAAGGGCTTAATGCCAGCCGTGATGCAGCACAAAGCGCTTATGATAATCAGCTAAATCAAATTGAAAACAGATACCAAGCCGAGCTAGAAGTATACAACGGCATGCGCTCTGCACTTGATTCGCTAAAAGATGCGGTAGATAACTTATTACTCAGTGATTTATCAACGCTGACTAATGAGCAAAAATTAGCAGAGTCTAAATCGCAATATCAAACCACTTTAGCCAGAGCTAAAACGGGCGATGTTGATGCTATTTCTAGTCTCGGTAATGTTCATAGAAACTACTTGTCTGAAGCTCAAAACATGTATTCCAGCAGTGATGCCTTTCAAAATATTTTTGATAAATCATTTGCTGAAGTTTCTGCCATTTCAGCTAAAAACATTCATTCACCAAGTAAGCAACGCGCACCTTCAGTACCTGCGGCTATTACTCGCCACAACGTTAAAGTGCAAGAGTTGCAAACCTCCACCGTTGAAAGCCTCCAAGAACTACACGAATTAAGTAAAGCGCTAGAAGCTGAGAACCAAACCGCGTTTGATATTGCCATGAGTGATTTAACGCTTCAGCTTGACACTAACAAAACACTGTTAATAGCAGAACTAAGTGCCAATACCCTTGAAATTAATACCCAAGCTGCCGCTGACGCACAAACTCTAAATGAAGCCATGCAAAGACAATTAGAAGCTAGGGCCCAACAAAACGCTGCAGTACAGCAAAACAACGAAAAACAAACCGATGCCACCAATAAAATGAGAGAGCAAGTAGTCGCAGAGTTACGTTCGGTTAAAGCTGAGCTTAACGCGCAAACTAAAAAGCAGAATCAACAAATTTTACAAGCGCAGCAACAAGCAGCTGATGCTCAAAAAAGAGCAGAAAAGTTAGCACGTCAATTGAAAGAACAAGCCACAATTATTGAGAACCAAAGCGATGCATTTATGCGAGCACTACCATAATGACTATTCAAGAGTGGCTAGAATCGCCATCAAAGCAACGCACCTTACTCGCTAAAGTTGAGTACTTAAATAACGGCGCTCAAACTGCTTACTTATCAACAGCGCCTTTTGTCAGCTTGCCTGACGATTTACCGGCTAACATTGCTTTTGATGATTTTATTTTAGAATCTCCAACTTTTTCAAAAAGTATGGCCATTTTCTCGAATGGTTCAACCGCGAGTCGAAGTGCGTTAACGTTATTTGCAGATGAAAGCTTAACGCCACTATTTTTGGGTAATGTGTTCAAGCGTCAAGTAACTTATTTACTCGGTGATGAAGAGTGGCGACTCAGTGATTTTGTGGTGATAGCCAAGCAACTCGCTGAACGAGTTACCGCCCGTAATGATGAATATAGTATTGAATTACGCGACCCGTCTTTGAAGTTAGATAAAGTCATTGATACAGGCACATTTGCGACGGGAGTAAATGCAGGAAAATCAAAGCCTATCTGTATCGGTGAAGTGTTTAACATTGAACCGATGCTTGAAGATGCAGCCACGCATAAATATTGTGTTAACTACATTAGTGTTGAAGATGTAGTTGAGGTGCGCGATAACGGCCTCGCGATTAGCATCAACAAAAACAATGCCGACGGCAGCTTTACTTTAAATCAAGCGCCTGTTGGTCGCATAACGTGCGACGTTAAAGGGGCAAAACCAGCCACACATATACAGTACCCGGGTGACGTTATTACCTGGCTATTAACCACCTTTGTAGGTGAAACGGTTGACAATATTGCTGACCTTTCAGCGTTACCACTCTACAAAGTTGGTATTTATCAGCGCGAGCCACGCACAGTACGCACGGTTATCGACACAATTTGTAAGTCAATTATCGGTTATCACATGTACGCGCGTAACGGTCAGTTTGTCGCTAAGATCATGCCTGCAATCACGGGTATTCCTGCGCATGCACTAACGCTAGATGATATTGTTGAAGATGGCGTAAGTGTTAGAAAAACCATTGAGCCTGCATCGCAAGTAACCATTAATTACAAGCAAAACCATACTCCGCAAAATGACGGTTTAGCCGGTGGCGTAAGTGCAGAAAATAGAGAGCTATTTAGCCAACAATATCAAACGAAAACAGTAGTCAATAACTTGGTTGACTACCCCGATGCCTCGCCAATAACGCGCAATACTTGTTTAGTTGATGAAGTTGATGCGGGTGCGGTTGCAGCTAAATTAGCAGGCATGTACAGCGTCAAGCGCATTATTCATAAGGTTCACGGCCTAGCCGCGCCCTTTTTGTTTGATTTAGGCGGTGAAGTTATATTTTACTATTGGGATTTCAGCTTAAGCGCAGGCCGTAATGCGATTATTATTGGTTTAGAAGACAACCCCGTTGATGGTGAAGTAACCGTTGAGCTTTGGAGCTAAAGCATGGCTATAACTAAAAATGTGAGAATGCTGATGGTGAATGATGCTGACACAGCAGCACTAAGTCTAGCAACAGGCTCAGAAGTGGCAACGCTACCGTTAACTAATGTGCAATTACCGAGTAATTCACGCACGTTTCGCTCGCTAGATATTGCGCAAGTGCAAATAGTAATGACCTGGCAAAACCCCGTTTTATTATCAGGCGTTGCGCTTAACCGCATCAATGTCAGCGACGGCGCCACGTGGCGCGTTGAGGTGTTTAGTGATGTTGCTATGACAACATTAATTCATGACTCGTTAGTGCTGCAAGCTGTTCAGCAAAAAAACCTAGGTGAATTAGAATTTCTCATTGATCCGTTAGTTTCTGCTGTTGTCAGTATGAAGATTACCGCCTGTGATTATTGGTTCGAGAGTGGCATAGCACAAGCCGTTCGTATCACAATTATTGATGTAAACAACGCCAATGGCTTTATTGATATTGGGCGTATTTTCGCAGGCCGAGCACTACAGCCCAAAATCAATTTTAGTTATGGCCATAAATCAGGCTGGATAAGTCAAACTGAAAAAAGAAGAACAGCAGGCGGCAGTGTTCACGCTAAGAAAAAAGCCAGACCCCGCAAATTGTCATTTTCGCTTAAATACCTCGATGAATTGGACAGACCTCATTTTTACAACGCTATCCAACGTGTAGGTGATGACACCACTTGGTACATTTCCATGTTCCCTGGCGTTGGCGGTCAAAAAGAGCGTCAATATGCCATGTCGTGCATGTTTGAAATCTTACCTGAAATTGATGGTGCATTTTATAATAATTTTAAAGCAGACTTTACAATAAGAGAGGCATAATGGCTGAACAATTCCCCTTAATTGAGTGGCAATTTAGTGCTGAAGATTACGGCACTCATAGCGGTAACTATCTACAAAAACTAAAAGATTTAGTGACTGAATACAACGGTGTTCTTACTGCTGTTAACGCGCAACTAGTAGCAGCTGAAGACTCTGCAGCAATCAAATCGGACATCATAAATCTTCGTGATATCGACATCGCTGCTTTAGTTAGTCAAATGACTAATCTACGAAACGAAACGTTTGCACTTCGTGACGCAGCTGAAGCGATAGCCTTAGCTGACATTAATGGCACAAGCCCTGATTTTATTAATGTAAAAATTAATGGTGTTGCGGTTTATCATCCGGGTAATAAACCAACCCCAGCAGCGCTTGGGGCTGCGTCGCAAATTGATTTAAATGCAGCACAAAAAACTGCTGACGATGCTTTATTTTTCTCAATCGCAAACGGATTATAAAATGACAGTTAACGCAAATTTAAAAACCAGAGTTGATATTAAAGTGCTAGCGCTAACAGGCACTGAAACACTAGATGAATTAACGTATCTAAAACTTGCTGCAAAAGGAAACACGAAAGATACCGCAGCTATTGAGTTAGCAATAAAAAATTATGCCGATGCTTTAGGTGTTAATGCAACATCACTGCAATTAGCAAAAGCCAATGCAGCATTAGCTGATTATTCTTCCCAGTTAAATATTGGTAGTATTACAACAACTCAGCGCAACTCACTGCCTGACGGGCGAGTATTACTACCTTTGAATACCCGAGGCCGAATATTAACAGCTGATGAAGAAGAGCTGTATCCTGAGTTAAGTCAAGTACTTCCTAATTTACCTGCAATGACGCAACAAGGCACAGTAGGAATACCATATCTAACGCTAACAAACCCCGAGGCTCAAGAGTTCGCAGTAGTCGTAGACGGTAGTAAATTTTATTACGGGAAAAATAATTTTTTATACTCATATAATCGCGCTACAGACACAGCGACCCTTGAATTCTCAGGAGGTAGTAGTGACGATATTACCGCTGTCCGCTGTAGTGCTGATGGTGTGATAGTAGCGTTTGTTCAATGGGACAGTAGTAATAGTAACAATAGGCTCTGGGTGTCTGTGAATAGTGGAAGTACTTTCACCAATGCTGGTAGCAGCTCTGGTGGCTGTGCTATTGCCGATGATATTAGCTTACACGTAGCACCTAACGGCAGTACCATTACTTGTTTAATGTCTGATGCTTCTGCCAATTACCGATATTTGAGAATTGACAACCCGGCGGCTAATTCAGCAGTAGATGTCAATAAAATGATACACGAAAACCTGTCGGTAGCCACCAGCACCACCTTAAGCATGTATGCTAGCTTTACAGATGATGGTTTGACTATGGTAGTTAGCTATGATGCAGGAAATGGTACTGACGAGAAAGTCGTGGAATATTCAGAAGATGCAGGGGACACTTTTACTCGTATAAATGCGCATCCCTTTGACCAAGTAGTTACCACCAGCACTATGTCTAACGTTATTGTAGTACTAGACCCCAACAACCCTACCAACTTACTAGCGTTGTTAGGTGGCACATATAACGCAGGGGTATTCCATTCGGAAGACAAAGGCATTACTTGGAAGTCTATCCCTGCACCCGCCGAAAACGTGTCTGGTTACACCGTAAGTGGTTCTGATAATGGTGGCTGGTCTCAATGGAGTAATACGCTATTCAAACCGAGATACCGGAATGGCATAGTAACCATCAAAGATGGGGTAGGTTTTCATTATGTAGTACACATCAGTTTAGCGGGTCAGGTTAGTATCTTAGATAAAGTAAAACCAAGTCGCGATGCGAATCAAGGCTTCTTTAGTGTCGGATGGGCAGCAGATGAACAAAGTTTTGCGGTGTCTGGAATAGCTGCTAACGATTATCCGTGGACTGGTACTATTTTTACCGTCGGAAAATATGTACCTTCAGCATTACTACATTCTAACACTAAACTTGTTGCTGACGCGCCATAGGAGCGAACATGAAAAATATATTAATTCCGTTTTTTCAGATTAAAGGAACATCTACGTACCCCGATGACTATAAGCTTTTTTCAGAAATGACAGCAATCAGGTTTAATGAATCGGATTATTTTCTTTGTAAATACAGCGGTGATTTAGACCTAGAAACGGGTGCTGACAATTATACCAGTTACGAATCATGGCTTGCTACTCAGCCCGTAAAAACTGGCATTAGATATATAACGGTAGCATCACTCACAAGTCGGCTTTTCTTTTCAGAACGACATGCAGTACGTAATACAACGAACATGTATATAGAAGACATCTACGCAGATTTAACGGGTCGCTTGTATATTGATCTCGATGACCCTGATATGGCCGCTGGTTTGGGTATCGTGCTCAACTATCTACTTTCTATTGATGATGTGCAAAATGAACTCGTAAAAACGGTAATTGATGAGCAAGCACGACTTGTTGAATTACTGAAAGACGGCACAGAAAAAGAGAAGTACAACGGAGCTTTATAGGGATTTGACGATGAAAAAAACAGCGCAGCAAGGCAACTGGCAGTTCGAACTAAAACAAGTATTCTGCAGAAAAACCGCAGAGCACGGCCAGCCTTATATTGCTAGTGCTGTTATTACTATTACCGACGGCCACGCGCACGTTGAGCTGTTAACAAATAAAGATGATGACAATTTTAATCGCGCTGACTTTAAAGACTTGAAAACATTTATCAATGGCCTTGGCTTTGAAAAAGTGCATTACAGTCGATTCAAAAACAACGAGAAAATAGAGGTTATAAACTGATGACGCAAACTAAAAAGATTATATTAACTGATGAATATCAGCAAATAGCTGACAGCGCAACAGACTCAATTGTTACTGTGCAAAACCAAGCGGATAGTGCGGTTGGCGTTGTTGTTGATGATAGAGAGCTAAGCGACAGAGTTATTGCAGGTGACACCAACGATTATTATATACCTGCAGGTCAAGAACGAACATTTTCTGGATTTACAGGCAAAATTCACATTAAAGCAATGTCAGCTAAGCTTGTTGGCCATGCAACAGTGCTTTTGTCATGATAGGCCATTTTGCGAGTGATGTTGGCCATAACGCCTTAGGGCACTTTTCGCCATCGAAATTATCAACAGCAATCACGAAAACTTTAATATCGTTAGACAGTGTACTAAAAAGCTATTACAGGCTTGCTAAGCCAATTGTTTTTACGGGTGAATTTGAACAATCTATAGATTTTGTCATGCCTACCGATTCTGCTGCACACATAATTTTAGGGGGTCTACAGGATAGCGATTTTAGAATTGTAGTTTTTGGCACTACACATGCGTTACACGCAGGTAGAGTTGAGTTTGTGCATAACGGTATTTTCAGTGGCACTTCGGGTGCAATAACGCAAGAAATGGGCGGTAAGTATTTGACGATGGCGATTACCAGAGATTCACTAAACACTGGTAGAATTTCAATTAATGACAATATATTACATACCGTGATAAATGTAACACACGATATTGTCGTTGCTAAAATTGGCGCGAACTCAAATTTGGGCAGTTTTTTCAACGGAATACTATCAACGCCAAAATTTACCGATTTATCGGGTGCAGGGCCAGTTATCACCACGTTTAATCTTGATAACACCACAGGTAATATTGAATATAGCCAAGAAAATACGTTTGGTGATGAGTTATGGGTATACGGAACGACTATTGCCGATGCAACTGCTGCAAAATTCTCGCCAATAAATGGTGTGTCGACAGGCGCGCCACTAACTGTCGGCAATTCATACAAAGTAATGTGTACATGGGAAAAACTAACTGGCGCTATTAAATTTAATGTCGGCAATGACAATTATTCCACTGGCTCAGTAACAAACAATACTGGTTCATTTGAATTCGTTGCGGAAACAATAGGCGTAGAGCGCATGAATGTAATTGAGTTGAGCGATGACGGTTCGACAGCTGATAACGTAACAATGTCAATCAAGGAAATCCAAGACAACGCAGTTGAATATATCTACATACCCGAATCAAATCGCAAGCCATTTACATTTACAGATGAGGGTTGGTTGTGTGATATTGAATTGTGGGATGCGGGTCAATTTGTGGAAACTGAAGTTGTTCAGACTAATTATTCCTTTCCAGCAGCGAGTCAATCTCTAGAAATTGGGGTAAACTACAAAATTGAAACAATAGTGAGTGGTCGTGATTTCGGAGATATACGTGCAAATATCGGCAGATCGTTCGGTCAAGACGGTAATTCACCTTTGACTAACGGCACTACGACAGAGATTCGTACAGCTTTACACTATGTAAACAGTTTACAATATGGAGGTTCCGACATTACTGTCGGCACAACTATAGATATATCTGTCAAACAACTCATACAGGTGGCTTAATGTCTTATTTATACGCAGTAATGTACAAAGAAAATGCTGAGTTCTTAGGGGGGGGCGCCGAGTATCTCGACGGCAAGGTTGTAATCAGAGATATAACTGAAGCGAAAATAGCACAGTTCGACGGTGACGTTAATAGGGTTGATCTTTTAGAATTTAATCCTGACAATGACCCCGAATCAACTGAACAACTGACCGCGATTATAACTCAACTAGCAGAAGCTACACCCAACCATAAGCTAGGTGTACTAAGCCGGGCTCAAGGCAGATGGATACACGACAATCACCCTAGCTTTAAGCCTGAAGCTAACAACAACGAATAG